TGCGCTTCATCCCGAGGAACGAGCCGGCGAGGCCGGTCCAGAAGCCGATGAAGCGCACGGTCGTGCCGGCCGGGATGTCGAACACCGGGTTGGTGCTCGCCGCCTTCGCTGCGCTCGCCGCGGCGGAGTAGCTCACGGCCTTGCGCGCATAGGCCGGGCTGCCGCCGGTGACCTCGTTGGCGCCGGTTGCGCTGTAGGCGGTGTGGGCCGACAGGTGGGTCGCGCCGATGCCGTCCAGCATGTTGTTGCGGGCCAGGTCGGTGTACATGGTCAAGGATCCTTTCAGGAGATGAGTTCGGCGGACGACCGCGACAGCACCTCGGCGATGTCCACCGGGGCCGTCAGCGGCAGCTTCAGGTACTCGCGAGCCAGTCCGCTCTCCTGGTCGCGCACGGGAACGATCCGGTGCCCATACGGGGCGCCGGCGTCGGAAGGGGCTGCACCATCGATCGGCGCGAGCGGGACCTTGAGGTACTCGCGCGCCAGGCCGGTGACGGGGTCGCGCATCGCGATCACCCTGCAGGGGATCTCGGATTCCGGCTTTGTGGCCGGCGCCTGCAGTGCCGCCGGGGCAGGCGCTGCCGCCTGCAGGTGCACGTGTGTGTCGGCCTGCTCGATGACGACGTGCGTCGGCTCCTGCTGCAGCTGGATCTGGATCGGCTCGTTGGAGATCGCGACTTCGACCTTCACCGGCTCGCGCGAGAGCGCCTCGACGCGGTCGTGGAGCGCCTTCGCGGCCTGCACCATCTCCGCACCTGCCTGCTGCTGCGCGGATGCCTCTGCGGTGGCCTGCGGCGCCGGCGCGGCGCCGTTCTGCTGCTGCGCGGCCGCGCCGGCCTTCGGCACGGGTCGCATGCCGTCCTTCTCCAGCATCTGCAACTCGCGCTTCTTGGTCGGGAAGGTGCGCGTCCAGTCGGAGCCGAACAGCTCCCACTCGGCACGCTCGTGCGTCATCAGGCGGCCGTCGATCGCGTCGCGGTAGGCGGCGACCTCGTCCTTCGGGTTGATCGAACCCTGGCTGTCGCCGTGCCACGCGGCGCGTGTGTAGGCCCAGCGGATCAGCGGGTCTCGGAAGAAGCCGGGGGCCTTGATGCGGCCGATCGAGACCGCCTCGGCCATCCACGTCTCGTACACCGGCTGGCAGAAGCTCAGCACCAGCCACGCGCGCTCGCTCCGGAAGTGCTGCCAGGCGTCGAGCAGCGCAGCCTTGCTCGCGCTGTAGCTGGCGTTGAACTTCTTCGTCAGCAGCTCGACCGGGATGCCGAGCGCAGTGCCGATGAGCGTGAGGATGCTCAGCACGAACGGGTCGTAGGCGGTGTTCGGCCGCTGCGGGTTCGCGAAGACGGCCTTCTCGCCCTTGGCCAGGCCGATGACGGCCGCCGGGCCCATCTCGACCTCCTGGCCGCTCGGCGGCACCGTCTCGTTCTGCCCCGCTGGCGGCTGGCCTGCGTTCGTGCCGTCCATGCCGAAGACTGGCGCCGGCGCGCTCGCGCCATCCTGCTCCACGAAGACCGTGTAGAAGGCGGAGACGACGGCCGCCGAGATCTCGGCCTCGGTGTAGCGGCCCAGGTCCTTGATCGCCTGGATGACGGGCGCGAGGTACGGTACGCCGCGGGTTTGCTCGGGCCGCGTCGGGCGGTAGTGGTGCAGGATGCGGCGACGCCCGCTCGGGCCGATGGCGTCGTACCAGCGGCCGGTGAACTGCGCGCTCTTTCCCGTGAGCACCATCGCGCCCGGGTGCTCGTCGAGGATGTGATAGGCCACCGGCGCGCCGCCGCGCAGGCGCACGCCTTCGACGAGGCCGTCCCCGTTCGTCGTGCCCATCGGGTTGGCGCAGCGGTCGGCCTCGATGAGCTGCAGGCGCAGCCGGTAGGGCTGCGTCGGGGTCGGCTCCCCGTCCGGCATCAACGTGAAGCAGTCGCCGCTCTCCAGCCGCGCGCCGAGCACCAGGCCCTGCCGCTCGTAGAAGGTCTGCTGCCGGTCGAGCGTGCACTCCTTGGAGTCGGCGTAGAGAGAGAACTCGCGGATGGTGTTCGCCTTCCACTCGGCCGCCTGGTCGTCGGTCCAGCCGAGCAGCCCCGCGTCCGGCTCGGGAACGGGTTGCAGGCCGGTGCCGACCACACGCTCGAGGTTTGTCTCGATCGCGCCGGCTCCGATCGGGTTCAGCCGGCGCAGCTCTCGCGACTCGGCGCGCTGGCGGCGCAGGCCTCGCACGATGTCGGCATCCGCGCTGCGCGGCGAGACGATCCAGCGGCCGTTCATGGGGCTCTGACCGGCGCCATCGGAGCCGGAACCGGAGAAGGCCTCGAAGGCGGCGCGTGCCCGAGCGCGGCGTGCCCCGGCGGACGGATCGAAGTAGGCGACCAGCTGATCGAAGAGGTTCGCTCGAGCCATCGCGGACCTCAGTTCATAGGCCGCGTGTAGAGCACGCGGCGGCGGCCGGCGGCCGCGTTGTCGATCTCGTCGATCTGGCGCTGCAGGTCGGCGATGGTCTTCGTGATCTCGGCGAGGTCGGCGCGGCGCAGCCGCCTGGCGGTCTCGCCCTGGCCGATCACGTACTCCTGCCCGCGGAGAATCTTGGTCTCGGCCGCCAGGTAGGCGTCGAGACGGGCCTGCAGTTGTTCGCGTGTCATCGGCGTCGTGAGGTGATGTCTTCGGCGGCGCGCACGAACTCGGGCACGAAGTCGGCGTCGGCACGGCGCTCGACGGTGCGCTCGAAGTCCAGGCGCTGGCGGTACTGCGGCTGCTTGGGCGTGAAGATGAAGACGGGCTTCACGCCGCGGCCGTCGCGCCGGTAGATGCCGGGCTGCAGCGACCCTGGCGTGACGCGCTGCTCGCCGCCGACGATGGAGACGCGCGGCAGCCCGCCGACGAAGTACGGCGCGTTCCTGGCGTTGCGCCGGCTGCGCGCGCTGTCGGTGCGGTTCTGGTACCGGTCGAACGACGCGCGCAGCGCGGTGAGGATGCGCTGCAGCTCGCCGCGCGGCACGTTGCCGAAGGCGTCGAGCTTGGCGCCGGAGGCCGGGATGGCGCGCCACCCCTCCCGCAGGATGCCGGCATAGCGCAGGTTGCGCTCGAACCGCTTCTCGTTGCGCCCGCCTCCGAAGACGTTGGGCAGCAGGTAGTCCTCGGGTCGCGTGCCGTTGTTCGTCGCATCGTCCTTCACCGCGATGCGCACGGTGAGGTTGTCGACCGTCGCCGGGATGACGCGGATGCTGTTGAGCGTGTAGGCGTTGGGCCGGTCGAAGACGCGCGGCATCTCGGCCTGCAGGTCCTTGCGAGCGGCCGGGCCCACGCGGTTCAGCGCGGTCGACGCCGCGTAGGGGATCACCCGCGACGGGATATCGCGCAGCTGCGCCAGCGCGGCATCCAGCCTGCCGCTGCGCGTGGCGGTGAGGCTGATGACGTCGGGCACCTGAAGCTCCAAAGAAAGAGCCCCGGCACCTTGCGGTGCGCGGGGCTCAGGGGGACTGTTCGGGTCCGGTGTCGCGGCTACTTGCCCTTCGGGCGCAGTTCAGCCACTAGCCGAATTGGGGCGAATTTTGGGGCAATGTGTCTCACGGTTTCGCAAGTATTTTGTCTCACGGCCGCCGCGCGCCTCGCCAGGTCCGGTGCCAGCCTGGCGTCACGACCACGACGTGGCCGCGGTGCGCGGCCCAGCGCCGGCCGGCGTACGGCGCGCGCGACCAGCCGAGGTCGACGCGGTAGTGCGCCAGCTCGGGTGGCAGCTCGGAGCCCAGCGGCGGCGGCGTGTCGCGCACCAGGCTCAGCGGCACGGCCGGGAAGCGCTCCTCGAGCATGCCGGCACCGCACGGCTCGTCCTGGAACCAGTAGCGGCCCTCGGCATCCTTGCAGGAGTGCGCGTGCGCTGCGCCGGCGCAGACCAAGGCGGCGAGGATGGCGACGGTCTTCATGGGCGGCTCCTGGCGGCGGCGGCGATCATCCTACTGCTGGTCCGGAGCCGACGGCAGCTCCTCGCGCGCGGCGATGTTTTCCGCCAGGATGACCTGGTGCGCCGCGTGGATCGTGGTGCGGAACTCGCCCAGCAGCCGGTACCAGGTCGCCCTGCTGATGCCGAGCGCCTCGGCCGCGAGCTTCACCGGGCCCACCTGGTGCACGTAGTGCATCTCGAAGACCACGCGCGCCGTGTCGCGCGGCTGCTGCGCGATCGCGAGGTTCAGCGCCGCCAGTTCAGGCGACAGCACAGCGTCCGGCGGGCCGCCGCGGCGCGCCCCGGTGCCCTTCCTCGTCAGCTTGCCGAGGATGCCGGGCGCGATGGGAGGCGGCCCGAACAGCTTGCGCGTGCGCGACCAGCTTGCCCAGCGCCAGCAGAGGTCGTCGATGGCCATCGCCTCGACGTCCAGCTTCTCGTCCTCTTCCGGGCCTTCGATGATGGTGGTGGTGGTGCTCATGGCTGCTCAGCGGCGCAGGCCGCGCGAGATGACCCGGCGCGCCGGCGCGGGTGCTGCAGGTGCAACAGGAGCCGGCTTCTGCGGGACGGAAGGTGTTCCAGGCGGGACGGGAGAGCCCTCCGGCGAGACGAAAGGCGCCGGAACGGGAACGGTCGGCAGCTCGGCGGCGTGCGCGCCGAGCAGGTTGCGGCGCAGCCGGGCCCAGTCGCTGTTCGTCCACTTGTGCAGGCCGAGGTAATGCGCCATCGCGAGGTTGCCGACGTGGGTGTCGAGCTGCTCGTTGCGGACGCCGTTGGGCTTGATGTACTTGCGCACCGCCCTGCCGCGCACGTACGCGGTGATGCGCTTCTCGGCGAGCAGCTGCTCGAAGCGCTCGAGCTCGTAGCTCGCCGGCCAGTGGTAGGCGCCGGGCCCGCGCTCGAGCGCCAGGCGGTTGAAGATGTGGTCCTTCGCGGTGTCGGTACCGATCCGCCAGTACTGTCCGCCGTTCTCGACGCGGTTGCCCTGCCAGTCGATGTCGTAGCGGTTGGGCTTCGAGGCGATGATCGGCCGGTTCGGCAGGTTCTCGCCGCGCGTCACGACGCAGCCGACGTGCCGGCGCTGCGCGCCGTAGTTGTAGACGTCCTGCGTGTTGGCGCCGCCGGCGTCGATGCCGTAGCAGGAGATCCTGATCAGCGCGCCGGAGGCGTGGACGAAGGGGGTCGCGCGCAGCGCATCGAGCTTGGCCCAGACCGACGACTCGGACTGTGGATCGTCGATCGGCGCGCCCCAGAGCACCTCGTGATCGACGATCCAGCCCTCGAGGCCCGGGCCCCACGCCTGGATGGTGGCCTCGAGGCGGTTGGGCTGGGTGTCGACGAACATGGTCAGCACCAGCGCTTCTTCCTGCACCACACGGGCCGGCAGCTTCTCCGCGATGGCGCGCTTGTGCAGCTCGGAGGCCGTCGAGGTGACATCGCCGGCGGCGTACGGCAGGCCCTCTCGGGTGTTCGTGTAGACCTGCAGCAGCGCCTCGTCGCCGCGCTCCTTGGCCAGCAGCGCCAGCGCGAGCTCGCGCGCGAGGCGCAGCCAGGTGATGGAGCCCGGCGGGGCGTAGTAGGCCGAGAGCGTGACGCTGACAGTCTCGCCGTCACCGGCCGCGCCGGCCACCCAGCGGGCCATGCCGCCGAGCTCGGCGTCGAGCAGCATCCAGGACTTGTGATGCTCCTCGATGATGCCGCCGCACTCCGGGCAGATGAAGTGGGCGTGCGAGACGCGCTCGGTCGCCTCGTCGAAGTCGTACTTGAAGTTCTCGCGG